TGGGGTGGCCGTGAACGCTACAAGGAAGGACTCTACGTCGCCGCCGCGCTCCTGAACGACTGCATTCGCATGGTGCGGATGCTGACCGGCGAGAAGATCATCGGCGGCGAGCTGCGGTGGGAAGGCAACACGAAGTCCAGCGGTCTCGGCGGCACCGGCACCGCGCTCTTCGTCGGCGACCAGTTCGATTGCTCGCGCTACATGACGCGCGCGGATGGCACGACGGCTTCGGGTGTCGCCAGCGGCATCACGGGCTGGGGCTGCGGTCGCTTCAATGTGCTCTACAACCCGACCTCGCTGCTCGGCGGCGTCGGCTACGTCTACACGTGCGATCAGGACATCCTCGTGTCGTGCCTCGCCACGGCGACCGGGGCCACGGGAACGATCTATTTGCGAGTGGACTACTCGGTCGAATAACGCCCTTAGCCACCGCGGGGCGGGCGTCTTCGGGCGCTCGCTCCGCGTGAGGGAGACGCATGAGTCACTGCTTTTCGGCGGGCGTGAACATCAACGGCGAGGACAAAGAGGTGTGCCTCGTCACGCCCGGAAACGAGGACATCAAGAAGGCGCTCGACGCTGGCGAGAAGCCAAAGATCACGAAGGAGCACATTGATCGCGCGGTGAACTACTACCTCGAGCATCAGCACGAGGAAGACAAGAAGATCCGCGAGAACCCCTCACGGAGTCAGCACCAGAAGGGCGGCACCTTGCTGCACGGCGACTAGATGGCGACCTCAGACGTAGACATTTGCAACGGCGCGCTGATCCTCCTCGGGCAAGCGCCGATCACGTCGCTGGACGACAACAGCGACGCCGCGCGCACGATGACGCAGCTCTACACCACCACCTTGCGCGCGAAACTGCGCGAGGCCGTCTGGAACTTCACGCAGCTCCGCGCCTCGCTCGTGGAAGTCTCCGCCACACCGGCGTGGGGGCCAGCGCATCAGTTTCAACTCCCGCAAGACCCCTATTGCCTGCGGATCATCGAGACGAACCTCGATGAAGACGAGCCGTGGCGCATCGAAAGCTACGTCACGGACTCCGCGAAGTACCGCGTGATCGTCACGGATGCCGCGAACGTGTCGATTCTGTACATCGGTCTCGTGACCGACGTGACGCTGTGGGACGACGCGTTTGCGCTCGCGATGGAGCAGGAACTGGCGTTCCGCGCCTGCTACGCGCTCACGCGCAACGGCGAACTGACCAACGCGCTGCGTGAAGAGAAGAAGGAGCAGTGGGCGCGTGCGAAGTCGCTGAACCAGCAGGAAGGTCGCGCGCTGAAAAAGATATTGTCCGATTCGTTAACGATCGTGCGTTAGATGCCGCGCCTCCATCCGATCGTCTCCTCGTTCACCTCCGGCGAGTGGTCGCCGAAACTCAAGGGCCGCGTCGATCTCGCCAAGTACTTCATGGCCTGCCAGACGCTGGAGAACTACATCGTCATGCCGCAGGGCGGGGTCACGCGGCGTCCTGGCTTGCGCTACGTCGCCGAGGTGAAGGACTCGACCAAGACCACGATCCTGATTCCCTTCGAGTTCTCGACGGCGCAGGCGTACATGCTGGAAGTCGGCGACCAGTACATCCGCTTCTACAAGAACGGCGCGCGCATCGAAGTGGCGGGCGTGCCGGTGGAAGTGAGCACGCCCTACCTCTCGACCGATCTGCGCACGCTCAGTGTGCGGCTCAACCGCACGCAGAGCGCCGACGTGCTCTATTTCGCGCACGCGAATTACGCGCCGCGCAAGCTGGAGCGCTACTCCGACACGATCTGGAAACTCCGCACGATCACGTTCATCCCGTCGCCGTCCTACGAATACGGGATGCGGACGAACGTGAACGTCGGCGGGCTAGGCGTCAACACGACAATCACACCAGCGGCTACCAGCGGGACCGGCATCGTGTTCACGGCAGGCGCGGCGGCGTTCCTCGCCTCCGACGTGGGGCGCGACATCAAGATCATCGGCGGCGCGAACGCGGGCGCGCGCGCCACGATCACGATCTTCACCGATACGACGCACGTGACCGCCGACATCACCGTGAACTTCGCGGACCTGACGGCGAATGCGGCGGGTAACTGGATCATCACGGCCTCGCCCAAGAGCGCGGCCACGCCCTCGCAGAAGAGCCCCGCGGGTCTCGCGGCCACGGTCACGCTTGCCGCTGATGGCTGGCGTGATCCCGACGACTGCCACAAGTTCGTCGTCCTCAACGGCGGGTCGATCGAGCTCACCGGCTTCACGTCCACCACGGTCGCCAACGGGACCATCCGCGGCGAACTGAACGCGACAACGGCTGCCCCATCCGGCGCGTGGTCGCTCGAGGAATCCTCGTGGAGTTCGCCGAACGGCTACCCGTCAGCGGTCTGCTTCGACGGCGCGGGGCGGCTCGTATGGGCGGGCACGATCGCGCAACCGGACAGCGTGTGGGAATCGAAGACCGAGGACTTCGAAAACTACGGCCTCGGCATCCTCGATGACGACGCGGTGTCGATCACGCTCAGCGACAACAAGGTGAACGCCGTGCGGTGGATTCAGCCGATCAGAAATCTCATGATCGGGACCACGGGCGGCGAGTTCGAAATGACGGGCGGCACGGCCGGGCCGATCACGCCGTCGAACGTGCAAGTCACCTCGCGCGCCGCTTACGGCTCCTCGACCGTTTCGCCCGTGCGGATCGGCAACGTCATCATCTTCGTCACGCGCTCCGGGCGCCGCGTGCGGGAACTCACGTTCGACTTCTACACCGACACCTACACCGCGCCCGATCTCCTGCAGCTCGCCGAGCATCTGACGGCTCCGCTGACCAATGGCGGTGCACCGCCCACGATCACGGACATCGCCTACCAGAAGGAACCGCGCGATCCCGATTCCCGCATCTGGGCGGTACGCTCCGACGGCACGCTGCTCTGCTGCACGTACCTGCGCGCGGAGAACGTCATTGCGTGGTCCCGGCAGACGACGTGCGGGACGTTCGAAGCCATTGCCTGCATCCCGCATCCGAACGGCGACCGGGATCAGGCGTGGACGATCACGAACCGCACGGTCAACGGCGCGACCAAGCGCTTTGTCGAAATCTTCGATGACTGCGCGCACTACTACGGCACGATCAACACGGATGCCGCGTGGACGTGCGATAGCGCGACCGCGATCACGAGCATCACCGTGGGGCACATGCCGAACGCCACGGTGCAGGTGGTCGGCGACGGCGCGGTATTTCCAGACGTGACACTCGACGCCAGTGGCGCCGGGACGATCAGCTACGCCGCGAAGAAGATCGAAGTCGGGCTCGGCTACGTCTCCACGCTCACGACGATGCCGCCCGAAGTCGCCGGCGGCGACGGCACCTCGCAGGGCAAGAAGCGGCGGTGGGCGGAAATCTTGATCCGGTTCTTTCAGACGGTGGGCGCGGCGGTCAGCGCGTCAGGGCGGGACGTGGATGAACTCTCGTTCCGCGCCTCCGGCGACCTTATGGACGCGCCGCCGCCGCTGTTCACGGGCGACCGGCGCAAGGAGAACCTTGGCTGGGGCGATGGCGCGATCACGATCCAGCAGACGCAGCCGTTGCCGAACACGGTGCTGATGATCTCGGGAATTCTCGACCTTGGAGGTGGGTAGTGACTCACGCCGAGGGGGTATCGATCCCCCAGAAGCCGAGCGCAGCGAATGCGGAAGCTGGTGGAGCTGGGCTTATCGTGTCAGCGCCTCCGCACCGATTCGACGCGGCTATCGCTTCGTCGCCAGACCGGCGTGAGTCAACCGAATCCTACCACGTCGCCACCGGCCGCTACGTCTTCACCTTCTCCCCTCGAGGCTGGCCCGTGGGCGTGCTCACCGGCTACGACCAGGGACGCACGTTTGTTCTGGAGCACGTGATCGCGTTCCCGCATGCTTCCCCGACCGACCTCCGCGCAATGGCCTTGGCGGGGCTCCACGAGGCTCAGGCGCGCGGTTTTCAGTCGGTCGTGTTTCACGTGCCACACGCTCACCCGCTGGCGGCGCGGCTGGTCAGACTCGGTAGGCGGCTAGGATTCACCCAGTACGAAGAGGACGGGGAACGCGGATGGTGGGTCAAGTGGCTGTGAACCTCTCACCGACAGGAGCGGTATGAGCATCAAGATTCGTCAGATGGACCCGACACGCGACATGGAGCGGCTGCGCGAGCTCTCGCCGGAAGCCGAGGGCCAAGCGCCGGGATCGGCCGCGCACAAGGACCCGACCGATTTTGTCGTATATCCCACGATCGTGGCCGTGGCCGATCTCGCCACCGCGCGCAGGATGGTCAAGGCGGGTGAGGTGCCGAAGAGCGCCGTGTCGCCGGATGGTCTCGTCGTCGGTTACGCGCAATTTTCGCTCGGCGTCGATTCGATCTTGCACAGCCGCGCCATCCGCGTCAGCCGCAAGTTCAAGAACCAGGGGATCGGCGCGCTGCTCTGCGCCGAGCGCGTGCGGCTGGCCCGGCTCGCCGGCGCGACGTTCCACCTCTACGGCATCCATCCCGAGCAGCGCGCGCTGCAGACCGTGGTCGAAAAGCTCGGCATGCACTGCTGCCGCAAGCTGCCGACCATCTGGCTCTACGCGCAAGATCTCGGCGCCGACGTGCTCGAGGAAGACGATCCCGGCTACACCGAACCGGAGTGGGAGACGCTGACCGACATGCCGGAACATCCGCCCGAGATCGGCGGCGGCGTTTGATCCAGCGCGACTCCCTCGGCGGCGCGGTCCCGACGCGTGGGCATCGCCACGTCGGCCTGCCGTCGCCGCCGCAGCGCGAACGTCACTGGGCCATTGCCGGCGCGGTCGCCGCGGTCGTCAGCGCCGCGGTCGCCGCTGCCGCCAGCGCCTACGCGATGTACGAGCAAGGTCAGTCACAGGCGCAGGCGTACAAATACCAGTCGGAGCTCGCCGAGAATCAGGGTATTGCCGCGCGCCAGGCGTCCGAAGTCGCGGCCGCGCAGGCGCAGGAGAAGAATCGGCGGCTCATGGCGATGGCGCGCACGCGCGCGGGCGCCTCCGGCATCGAGACCACCGAGGGCTCGCCTCTGCTCGTGCTGATGGACAACGCCGCCGAGGCCGAACTCGAGACGCGCCGGATCAAGTACGCGGGCGCGGTGCAGGAGCAGGGGTTCCGGGCCGAAAGCCGCCTTCTCACGTTCGAGGGCGCGAACGCGCGGCGCGCGGGGAATATCGGCGCAGGCGCCACGCTGCTCGGCGGTGCCGCCCAGGCGTATGCCGGATATCAGCGCGGCCAGTCGCGCACACCGACCACGACAACCGGGAGCAGCACGTACGGCACAGGCGCGGCGAGCAAAGTGCCGACGTATGGATACGACTAGGTGAAGATTCCGCAAGTCCTCGCGGACGCGGGTATCCCGACCTCGATTCCAGCCGGCCGTGCGTCGCCCGGTGCCTACGGTGCGCCCGCGGAAGCCGCCGCCCGGGGTTTCGCGCACGTCGCCACGCGCCTGGAACAACTCTCCGGCGTCATCGCCGAGCGGGACCGCGTGCTGCGCGACCAGCAGGCGAAGTCGGACGCAGCGCTCGTGGAGTCGCAGATCGAGATGGGGCTCGTCACCGCGGACTCGACGCTCAAGCAGTCGATTCGCGATCCGCAGGATTACGCGAAGAGCTGGCAAGACGTGAGCCAGCAGGTGACGCAGGACGCGCTGAAGAACGTGAAGTACCCCGAGACGGCGGCGATGGTGCAGCAGCGCCTGCCCGCGATCCTGACGCGCCACTACGCGCAGATGGTCAATCACCGCGACGCGCTGGTGTTGCAGAAGTCCGAGGCGAATCTCGTGACGACGATCGAAACGCGGCGGCAGATCGGCTCGTCCATCCCGGTCGAGGACGTGGCGACAGCCGCCGCGAATCTCGACCGCACGCGCGACGCCATCATGACGGAAGCGCAAGTGATCGGGCTCGACAAGGCCGCGGTGAAGGTGAAGCAGGAAGAGCAGTACCAGATTGACGAGCGCGCGCGCCGCGACATCGCGCAGAACGCGCAGGGCTTTCTCGATCGCGTGCCCACCGATCCGCTCTATCGCCAGCTCGACCCGAAAGTCCGCGACGAACTCATCAAGCAGGCCAAGACACTGACACTCGCGCAGCAGAAGGACGTGCTAGCGCGTCAGGAGAAATTCCAGACCGACCTTCACGCGAAGCTCGTGCAGGAACAGAAGTACGCGGCGCTGGATCTCGACCGTGCGCTCGCGAGCGGGACGCTCACGCGCGAGCAGTTGGAACTGAGCGCCGAGATGCGGCGGATCGATGACACCGCCTACCGTCGTCTGGACGAAGGACTTCGCAATCCCAAGCAAGGGCCATCGACACCGGACATCCTCACCCGCTTCTCGATCAAGGCGCATCGCTCGGTGCCGCAGGTGACGGAAGACGAACTCGCGGCGTCGTATCAGGCGTTCCAGCGCGGGCAGCCAGGATTGAATCATCAGGATTACGTCTCACTCGCCGACAAGGTGGTCTCGCGTAATGAGAGTCTCCGGGCTGAGGCGCGCACGGAAGACAGCCGCACGCGCGCGATTGCGAACAGCGAACAGGCGCAGGCCGAGCAAGTGCTCTTCAAGGGCCTCGGCATCCCGACGCTCTACGACAAACTCGACCCACTCAAGGAAAAGCTTCTCGATTCCGGGCTGCGCGAACTCACTGCCCGGTCGCGCGCCTTTAAGAAGCCGGATGGCACCGGAGGCACCGAAGCGCCGATCGACGTGACCAACGACATCTTGAAGCGCTTTCAGCCGCTGCTCGCGCGCGAGGCGCAGATGAACTATCGCCAGGTCGAGGGCACGCTGCGCTACAAGACGACGCAAGCGCTGGAAGCCGCCGCCGCTGCGGGACTCATCCGGGGCGAGGCGTACAAGAAAGAAAAGGACAAATTCATCGAACTCGATCGGCTGCGCCGCGAAAACAGCCTTGCGATCGGCGAGGCCGCAAGAAAGAACACGCCGAGCACGCCCGCGCCTACGGGAAGCGAACCAGAGCGCGAGATCGGGATGCCGTAAGTGGCCGACGCCGACATCACGATCGAGCAGGGCGCGAAGCCGCCGCCAGAAGACCGTCAGCGCGCGTTCTTCGAAAGCCTCTACTTCCCTGCCAAGCAGCGCGGCGAAGGACCGAGCCAGCGCGACTACCAGACGACGGAGGATGTGTACGCCGAGCGTCAGCGCGCGAAGGACGAGCAGGCGTATCAGAACCTGCTGCCCGTGCCGAAGCCTGCCGCCGAGAAGCCGAGCGCCATCGTGGAGGGCATCAAGGCGACGGTTCAAGGCTTCACCAGCGGCGGGCGGGCCATCGCGGACGGACTCGCGGAACTCGTCACCGGCTCCAAGATCGAGGGCGGTGACACCAGCCGCGTGCAGGGCGCGCGCCGCGTCGTGATCGACGGGCTGCTGTCGATGGGCCTGTCACCCTTCGCGGGTCTCGGTGTGGCGGGCGGGCAGGCGCTCGAGAACGCCTATCCCGAAACCGCGAAGATGGGGCTCACGGACGCGGGCGTGCCGTCGCTCGCGTTGCGCGCGCTGATCGCGGGCAAGAGCATCGCGGAGATTCCTTCGGACGAACGCGCGGCGATGATGAAGCCGATCACGATGCGAGAGGCCGTGGAGCTCGCCGCGCAATTCGGGATTCCGGCGCTCATCCCGCGCGCGGTGAAGATGGCGAAGGAACTGCCGCAAGCGCACCGCGAGGCCGTGCAGGCGATGCGCGGCACGATGGGCGCGATGCAGGCGGCGGTGACCGAGGGCGCGGGCGAGATGCGCCTGAACGTCGAGCGCGTGGCCGCTGACGCGCGCACGAAGCAGCTCATGGCCGACGTGAATCAGGCGCAGTCAGAACGGCTCGCCGAACACCGCCGCGTGCAGACGCACGAGACCACGGTCGAGCAATCGCGGGGCGCGTTCGCCACGCTGGAAGACGCGCTGGCCGCGCCGGTCGAAGACCTCGCCGCCGACAAGGCGAAGGCGCTCGCGTTCCGCGATTACTACAACGCCGTGGCCGCGAAGGTGAGCGACCTGCAACGCCGCACGCTCAAGGGCGACGCTGAAGCGGCAGACGCGCTGCCCACGGCGTTCGCGATGCTCGGCGACATGGCCGTGAAGGACGAGATGGCGGGCGCGACGATCGCGCGCGGACTGGAAGCGCGCAAGATCATGTCCGAGGCCGGGCGCGTCGATGTCTCGGCGCTCGATCGCCAGTATCAGCGCCTGACCGTCACGCTCGCGCAGGAACGCGCCGCGGTCGCCGATCTCACCGCGCAGCTTGCGGAGACGCGCGCGAATGCGGGCGTGGACAAACTCGGCGCGGAAGTCGAGAAGGCGACCAAGCAGGCGGACACGCTCACGCAGCAACTCGGCGAGGCCAAGGCCGACACGAAGGCCGCGGAGATGCTGACCAAGCAACTCGCGGACGAGCAGAAGACCGTGAGCGCGCTCAAGGATCAGATCGCCGCTGCGAAGGACAGCGGCACCGTGACGGCGAAGATGCAGCGCGAGATGGAAAAGGCGCAAGAGAAGGTGGACGCGCTTGCGCAGCAACTGAAGGACGCGCAGGCCGAGCAGAAGCAGTCAGAGATGGTGCAGCAACAGATCGCGGACGAGAAGGCGCGCGCCGCCGAGATGAAGCAGCAGATCGACGCCATCGAATCGACGCATCCCGGCATCGACATGCTGAGCAACCGCCTCATGCGCCAGCAGGCGAAGGTCGAAGCGCTGGAAGCGCAGGTGCGCGACGCGGGCGAGACCGCGCAATTCGCGCGCAATCTGCAAGCGGCAGGCGGGCTCGGCGTCAAGCAGATCGCCGAACTCCGGCGACAGCTCGCGGATACGGAATTCCGCGCGCGGATGCGCGACGAAGGCATCGACCCGCTGACGCTCGCGAACATGCTGGCCGCGCTGCCGAAGGACAAGCGTCCCGGCTTCGCCAAGTCGCTGCTGTCGCGCACGACTGGCACGATCTATCAACTCTGGCAGTGGGCGATCCTCTCGGGGCCGATCGGCCACGCCGCCAACGTCGGCACCAACATGATCGTGACCGCGTGGACCGTGCCGGAGCGCATCTTCTCGGCGACCTACGCCGCCGCTGAGAGCGCGGTCACGGGGCTTCCCGCCGCCGTGCGCTTCGGCGAGACCGTGGCGCAGTTGCAAGCCGTGACAGGCGGGGTCAGAGACGCCGTGCGCTTGCTCGGGCAGCAACTTAAGGAAGAATCGAAACTGCTGCGCGGCCAGGTCCCGGACCTCGTGGCCGGCACGGAGTCGAAGAAAGCCGAGCGCGCCGGCGCGATCTCTTCCGAAGCTTACGGCCTCAATCCTGAGTCTCCGCTTGGCGCGTTCATCGACTACATCGCCGCCATCGGCAACACGACATATCGCGCGCTCGGTACCGAAGACGCGCTGTCGAATACCGTTCTCAAGCGCATGGAGACGGGCGCGCTCGCGTGGCGCGACACCGCGATTGCCGGACTGGAAGGCGAAGCGTTCGCGCGGGAGTACCGCAGACTCGCGGACAATCCTACGCCCGCGATCGAGAAAGCCGCCGAGACGTTCGCGCTCACGAACACGTTCAACCGGGAACTGTACGACCTCGGCGCGATCGGGACGGCAGGACGCGGCGTGATGATGGCGGCGAACGCGGTGCCGATGGGGCGCGTCGTGGTGACCTTCATCGTGACGCCCACGAACATGCTGCACTGGGCGCTCGAACGCACGCCGATCATCAATCTTGCGATGGACACCGTGCGCGCGGATCTCGCAGCCGGTGGCGCGCGGAGGGCGCAGGCGATGGGCAAGATCATGACGAGCGCGCTGATCGGCGGAGCCATCGCGGAACTCGCCTCCACGCCGATCAGTCAGGACGGCGAGCCGATCCCGTACATGACGATGATTACCGGCAGCGGGCCGAAAGACCCGAAGCGGCGTCGTGATCTTCTCGCGAACGGCTGGCTGCCCTACGCGGTCTACGATCCCGTCAACAAGCGGTACATCAGCATGCAGCGGCTTCAGGGCGGCATCGTGGACGTGATTATGGGCGTGGCGCAGGCGACGGAGATCATGGGCCAGCTTGGCGGGACCGATGCGATCTTCAACAACGCGCGCATGGCCGACGTGCTGGCGGGGCTCACCGTCGCGACCGGGCAGTACTTCAAAGACAAGGCGATGCTCAAGGGCCTCTCCGATCTCTTCGACGCCATGAACGACAAGAGCGGCCACGCCGTCGAGCGGTGGGTCGACAACATGGCGGGCAGCGTCGTGCCGGGGCTCGTGCGCCAGGTGAATCAGAAAGAATTCGATCCCGTGATGCGCGAGACGCGCGGCGCGCTCGACCGCGTGAAGGCGGGACTGCCGGGCTGGTCGGACACGCTGCCGCCGCAGATCAATCCGGTCACGGGCGAAGAACGACACTACCCCGCTGGCTGGGGACCGGATATCGCCTCGCCGGTCGCGTTCTCGCTCCTCAAGAACGATCCCGTGCTGAACGAGATCAACCGCAACCGGATCGTGATCGCGGACATTCCGAAGGCGCTCGGCGGTGCCGTCCCACCCGATCCACAGCTCGAGCCCGAGCGCGTCGGGCAAGGCATCTTGCTCAAGCCGGAGGAACGGCACCGCCTCGCAATCTTGCAGACGCGCGAGGTGAAAGATGGCGAGGGGCGCACGCTGCACGAGCGGCTGCGTGATCTCGTGGCGTCGGAGGAGTATCAGCGTCAGTCGAAGGGACCAGACGGCGAGCGCGCGGTGAAGATTCGCGAGATGATCGGGAATTACCAGAAGATCGCCATCGTAGAACTCCGCAAAGAATTCCCGCAACTCGACCGCGCCATCTCGCTCACGTTCGAGCGGCGGCGGCGCGAGAAGCAGCCGGAAGCGAATCGCCCGCCCGATGCCGCTGGCATGGGCGAACTCATCAAGAGTCTGAGGAGGTGATCGCACCATGACCATCGCGTCCACGGCTTACCGAGCGGATTACTACTCGAACGGCGTCACGGTGGCCTATCCGTTCACGTTCAGGATCTTCGCGGCCACGGATCTCTCCGTTCTGCTCAACAACATTCCGACGACGAACTTCACCGTTACGGGCATCGATGTGGACGCAGGCGGCACGGTCACGCTCGGGGTAGCTCCGGCGTCAGGCGTTCTGGTCTCCATCATCAGCAACGTCCCGGCCACGCAATCCGTCCACTATCCGACGAACGATCCATTTCCCGCCGCGACGCACGAGAAAGCGCTCGACAAGCTGACGCGGCTCGTGACGCAGGCTATCGGTATCGCCACGCGCTCGGTGAGGTTCGCGGCGGGCAGCGTGAACGCCGCGGCAGGCGCGATCATGCCGGATCTCGTGGCCTCGACCTATCCGCGCGTCAAGGCCGATTGCTCCGGCTTCGATCTCGTCACGCTGCAGGTCACCACCGGCACCTACGTCAATCCGGTCACGACGAAGGGTGACCTCATCATCGGCGACTCCACGGGCACGCAGGCGCGGCTCAGCTACGCCGTGGATGGTGACTACCTCGGCGCGACGGCGGGACTCCCCGCGTGGCGCACGCCCGCGCAGGTGCGGAGTGACGTGTCCGTCCAGCCCGACAACTGCGACGTGATCGCGTCGGCTGCGACCCTCCCTGTCACATGTTCGAAGTACCAGACGGTCACCGGTTCAACGGGGGTCACGGCGCTGGCGCCGCAGCCGCCCGGCACCGCCATCACGCTGACGTTCGCCTCGACGCCGAAGCTGACGAACGGCTCGACGCTCCTGCTGGAAGGCTGCGGATCGTTCACCGCCGTTGGCTGCGACACGATGACGCTGGTCAGCGAGAGTTACGCGGGGACGTGGCGTGAGCTGTCGCGGAGTACGCGCCCCGCCGAGCGTCCTCTGAATCTGCGGATCCAGCGCAACGCGGCGACGCCGGCGACCAAACTCGATGTCACGGCCGATCAACTCATCGTCGGCGGCGTTTCGGTGCCGAGTTTCGCCGTGACGATCGACGCGAGCGTGGTGGGCGCGAACGGCATCGACGCGGGCGCGCTGACGACGTGCACGCTCTACTACGTCCACGCGATCTACAATTCGTCCCTCCATACGGCAGCGGGGCTGATCTCGACCTCGGAGAGCGCGCCGACGGTGCCCGGCAGCTTCACGCGCTCGCAATTGCTCGGGGCCATGCGGACGGATGCCTCGAGCAACTTCCTCGACGGCTACCAGCAGGACGACGAGTTTTTCTACACGGTGCCGATCGTCATCTGCACGTCGAACGTCGCCACGCTGCGGGCGCAGGACTGCGACCTCTACGCGATCCACAAGCTCGTGCCGCAGACTACGGCGAAGGGCTATACGCTGGAAATCGTGCCCGCCAACACGCAGATCATCTATCTGCACTGGACGAACTTCTCCCCGGGTGATGGCAAGGCCATCGCGCGCGCGGGCAGCCAAGACAACACCGGCAACGGGATGCGTGGGCACGTCTACCTTCCAGCCAATTGCGCGACAGCCACGAAGTTCTCGTGGGGATCGAACCTCGCCGGCGCGGCCACCATCTACGTCACGGGCTGGAAGATGCGGTTCAAGGGGTAGCGGTGGCCCATGACACGCCGTGAGCACGCCGGATACGCCGCCCGAGACCGCCGCCGATCGGGATCGCACGCGGTCGCACGAAGAGCATGCCCTCGTCACGGCCGGTCAGCGGCGCATCAACTCCATCTGGGAGGTCACGCAGGCGCTCATCGCCATCGGCGTCACGGGCTCGACGCTCACCGCCAGCGTGTCGATCATCCTCCGCGTCGCGAACGTGGACGGTCCGATTCCAGGGATCGCTACCGCGTCGTTCCTTTTGCTCTCCAACGCGTTCTTTTTGGTAATCGGATTTTATTTTGGAAGGACCAACCATACGAAGATGGGAGGCATCAGCGATGAACGGCGCCGGGACTAGCGCGGCATGACGATCGAAGAATTCGCACGCGCGTGTTACGACTACGGGATGAAGTATCACGCCTCGGTCACGTCGTGGGGTCGGTCCCCTGCGCGCGAACGCACGCTGTCAGGCGGCATCGTCGGTGGGCCGCATAGCTGGTGGCGCGGGCTCGACGTGGTGTACGACTCCGGCCCGAATCGCGGCGATGCCACGCATCCGCAGATGCCGCACTCGTGTCCCGCGTGCTCTGACTTCGGCCTCAAGGTCATTCACGAGAAGGGGCACGATCATCTTCAACCTGCTAACTTTCCCGCTGGCCCACAGGTCAGCTACGATGGGGAGACAAAGACATGGGTTTGAAAGGAAGGCACCATGAACGCTAGCGCCATCATGCGATTGGTCGCCACGGTCTGCTTCGTCCTCGCCATGTTCGGCGTCAATCCGGGCGGGGTCGCGATGGTCCCGCTCGGCCTCGCGCTCTGGTGCGGGTCCACGCTGGTGCCGTAATGTCGATGACGATGAAGTTGACGCTGACGTGCATCGGCGTGTTCTTCGGCGGCACGTACAGCTACTATCAGGCGCACCTCGACGCGATCATCAACGGCCATTACTGGCTCGCGCTCGTGATGGCCGGGCTCGCGCCGCTCGTGTCATACTTCGTCGGGCTCTCGCAGCAGGCACCGTGGTCACCGCCGACATTGCCGACGACGACGATCAAGACCACGGAGACCATCACCGACCCGCCACCCACGGCACCGAAACCGAATGTCACTGCCACCACGGAGATCACCAAGCCATGAGGCTCGCGATTGCCGCCCTTCTGCTCTTCGCCGCATGCTCCCCGGTGACGCCTCCGACTCCACCACCACCCCCGCCGCCCAACACTCACGCGCCCAATCTCCCGAAGGAATGCGCCGCACGCGGCGGCACGTGGTCGCCGGTCATGTCCGATACCGGACGCGTCGTCGGTCACGCCTGCGTGACGCCACAATGAGCCGCTACGGCTGGCGCCGACAGAATCCCGACCTCCGCGACTACACGGTGCGGCATCCGCTCGTGGCCGCGATGCTGCGACGCACGCGCGTGGGCGAACCGCTGCCGTCCTCGGTTGATCTCCGCGAAGGGTGTGCACCGATTCAGGACCAGGGGCACCTCGGGAGTTGTACCGCGTTCGCGGCGGCGGGCGTGCTGACTTTCATGGAGTACCGGGCGACTGGAAAGTATGTCGATCCGTCGACCCTCGCGATCTACAAGTGGACCCGCGACGCAATGGGATTGATCGGCGATTCGGGGGCCGACATCAGAACAACGATTCAGACGATCGTCAACCCCGGTGCCCCACCGGAGTCACTCTGGCCTTACGACATCGCCCGCTTTGACGAAGAGCCCCCGGACGATGTGAAACTCGCGGCACACAACTACCGCGCGCTGACCTACGTGTCGATCGACCCGCCCGACGTGCCTGCGGTCCTCGCGCTCGGCAACGTCAAGCGTCTGCTCGCCAGCGGCATTCCCGTGATGTACGGATTCACCGTCTACAAGAACGCGATCGACGCCGCTGAGCGATCCGGGCAGATTCCGTTTCCGTCAAAGAACGATTCCGTGGAAGGTGGCCACGGGAATAGCTGGGTTGGCTACGACGACGATCTCGTGATCGCCGGTGACCAAGGCGCACTGCTCTCGCGTAATCAATGGGGCACCGGCTGGGGCGAGGACGGCTACGGCTGGCTCCCGTACCGCTATCTGCTCGACGGACTCGCGTCCGATCTCTGGGCCGTGCTCAGCGAGTCGTGGGTCGAGACGGGGCGGTTCTCGTAGTCGCGCGTCGTCGCCCTTAGCTCAGGTTACCGGCGCGAGCCGGGCCGCTCAGGCGGCAACTATCTACGGGGCGACGACGCTAGCGACGAAAGCATTGAAGCGCTTCGCGCACCTCGCGGCTAGAGCAGTAGCGTTCTAGCCATTCTCGCAGTCGCTCGCGTGTCGCGCGCATCTTACGCCGCGCTTCCCACCACGCGAGGGCGTAGCCGGTGACTGCGCCGAGGGCGAGGAGGAGGAGCGGCGTCAGAGCGCGGCCTCGACCTTGCGACTCCATCTCCAATATCGATCGTCGTTGATTCCTTCCTTCGCCGGCCGCGCCTTCAGCAGCGCCGTGAGCTCGTCCACGCGCGCCTTCAGCTTGTCGAGTTCCGTCGCTTCCTTCGCCATCACTCACGTTCCTTCCTTCATCCACTTCGTCCACAAGTCGATCATGTGGCCGAAGATCTCGTAGCGCTCCTCGATCGTGAATTCCATGTCGATGGAGCCGTCGCAACCGTAGGTCAGTTCACATCCACGCCCAACACCGGGACCGAGACCGATGATCCCAAGATTCGTCGCGAATGATTTCCCCGACGACAGGATGTAACGGTCCTTCTCAGCGTCGTACTCCATCACTTCCCTCCCACGCTGATCTTGATTCCGTGCTGATTCGCCAACTCCATCACGCAGCCGAGCATCGCCTCGACTATCTGACGCGGGTCCGCCTCGCTCTTGCTCACGTACATTTGCCGCTTTCCGTCCTGGCGCACGTGAATCACGATCTCCGCGATCAGGGGCGGGGCGAGGAGATTCAGACCTTCACGACCACGGAGCGCGAGGAAGCGCGCGAGGAAGGAGCGGATCATCGCTCTTTCATGAGAACGCCGATCCATTCGCACCCGTGACCTTCGCTGTCACAGACGCATTCGGTCACGCACCAGTGCTGGCAGCGATGACACCAGCGTTCTTCCGTCCTCACGCGACGGCAATAGATTGGCGTTTTCTCGTCACTCATCGCACAATCTCCGCTGATATCGCGAGGAACGTCAAGCCGATCGGTGGATTCCGAAACGGGTTGTGACCGAGCGAAAGCACGAGGCCCGTGATCCACGCCGCTGACCACGGGTCACCGAGTCTCAGGTGTGGCGCGACCGTCGCCACGAAGGCGAGACCGCCGAGGAAGCCGACCACGCCGTACTCGTATAGCAACTGCAGCGGCTCGCAGAACGCATCCCCGCACGGGAGTTCGATCCCGCCGTACTGGCTCATCCAGCGCATCGAAGAGCGCTTCATGCTGTCCGGTCCCATGCCGAGCAGCCACGTGCCGGTGCGCGTCAGTTCGCGCGGAATCATCCGCCAGACCCACAGGCGCGAGAGGATCGAGTCCATGGAGTCGCTGCGCGGCGTCCAGTTGAACAGGCGGCGACCGGCGACGCTCGGCGACCAGAGCCAGAGAATCGCGACGCTGAGGCCGCTGGCTGCCACGTAGGGCCACGCGGAGGGGTAGAGCCAGACGAGACCAGCGGCCACGCCGAGGAACGCCAGCCAGGACCACGTGAGGTAGAGGCCGATGCTGAGGAGCAGCCAGCCAGGGCCGGGCATGAACGGCGCGACCAGCGCGATGTACATCGCGGTATTCGCCGGGGAGCCAAACGAGCCCTTGGGGCGTGTCGTGCGCTGGCGGTCGATGACGAGCAGGAGCACCTGAACCAGCGCGAAGCCGATCCAGACCGCAGCGATGGCGTCGAAGTAGAACGGGAAGCCTCGAGGAATCGACCGCAGTACCCACCACGTCGCGCCGATCGCCGACCACGTGACCACGGACGAGCGGATCGTCCACGGCGCCGGCATGCGGGGCCACGCGCAGAGGTGCCAGAACGCGAGGACCGCGAGCCAGAGGTGCGCCGGCGCGAGGATCACGACGCCGAGCGCGAGCACGACCATGAGCCAACGGTCTCGCGCGTAGGACAGCTCGGCGCCGGAGATGTAGCGGAGCGCGAGGGCGGGCGCGAGCGCTGCGGCGAGCACGAGGACTAGCGTCATCCCCTCACGCTCGCCCTACGGACGACGGCGCGAGATGCGCGAGCAACCGCTGCCCGATCCATTTAGTGAACGCCGGCGGGATTGCTTGCACGAGTTCTCGCCTGTCCATCCAGTCGATGCCCATGAGTCGAGCGGCGAGGTCGAACGGACCTTGACGGCTGTGACCAGGGAAGTCGCGCGCCTCGCGAATGAATCCGTGGCCGGTCACGAGCAGCGCGCTCCGATTCTTGCGGTGATCGCACGCCGGCTGAAACATCAGCCACGATGTCTCGAAATTTCGGTGACGCTGTATCCACTCGTCGCCTTCCGTCAGGTTGAACATGGACCCGCAGAGCACGATGCCGCTCTGATACGGAGCGCCGATGACGTTCTCGATGACGTAGGGTCGTTGCGTCGCACGAGCCGCGGCTCGAGTCGGCGCATAGAGATCGGGGTGCGCTGAGCGATTGAGCGACATGGGGCTGTACGCCTGACACGGCGGGCTCGCATGCACCGCATCGAACTCGTGGCCGTGGGCCGCGAGGTAGTCGAGCGCGTCGGCTTGGACGAAGCGACAGCCGCCGTGAGGCACGTACCGGGGTTGCGGCTTGATATCGACACCGAGGACGCAGAAGCCCGCGTTTCGGTATCCGCGTGCGGCGCCTCCTGCGCCGGCGAAAAGATCAAGCAAAGTCGGGCGTCCGCACGCGCTAGCGCACACGATGCAGTCCCTCATGGCTCCCCTGGGTCCGCGTCGCCGCCACGCCGGGTCACATCCCCTCCGCTTCGTCGCGCGACCCCGCCCGTGGGGGAGCCGGAGCCTCGGAGGGCGGCACGCGCCTCACCGGAGTTCTACGACGCATCCTCACCTCTCGTCTCTCCTCGCCCGCCGCCCCGCACCTATCGCCACGGTTTCTCAATCAGCACGATGCCGATGAGCAGGGCGTGAATCGCTACTTGCATGACGAGATACCATCCGCCGATCAGTGACCAACTCACGTGGTGGTGTCCCGCCCGTGGCCCGTGGTGGTGTCCCGGAGGGCGGCGACGGCCCGCACGAGTTCGCGAAGGTTCTTGGCGTGCGCTCCGTGCATTTCCCGCTCTGCGGCAGACCAATGCTGCGTCTCTGACGCTTTGCGCTCGAAGTCCGTGGCCTCGGCGAGCAGCCACCTCGCGCTGATTGCTTTCGCCGCATCGACCACGGCGTCTCGGTGAACCTCCATCCACGCGCTACCTTTCAGTCCCAACAGAACGCGCGATCCGTCAACGAGCGGGCGCGCCTCCGGTCCTCGGGCCACGCCCCCGGATGGGGGGGCGTCGCAGGGCTCCGGGGAAGCCGGAGAAGAACCGGAGGCGGCGTCAGATGCTCCGGCACACCTCATACTGGCCGTGGATTCCTTTGCATTTGGTGCAGTAGGTGTCGATTGGGCATCACCTCCTCGTGTCGTCATGATGTCAACCATGAGGCAAAGGCGATCACTCGCCGCGCGAGCTTGAAACGGAGTCGCTTCTTCACGCCGCGCCAGCGGTCCCAATCCCACGCCGACGCTCCGCGCGCCATCTCGCCGCACCAGCACGGCTCCGCTGGCTCAAGATTCGACTGCGGGTAAAACTCCTCGTCACAGACCACGCACGTCATGATTTCTCCTGGCCCTCGCGGGCCGCACCGGATTCGTATTCGTCCAGACAGCGGCGGATGTCGTCAATGAACGCGCGGTCCTCGACGCTGAGCGCGAAGAGATCCACTTCTGCCGACACCTTGACTTGCCCCGCGCCGCTTTTGAGTCTCACCGAGCGCACGGCTAGCGGCTTCGCCTGCGGCGCGCACTTCGGACACAGATGCTCCGTGTGGCCAACCTTCGGGCGGAATCGCTTCCACCAGCCGAACACGGCCCCGTGATGCTCCACGCCGCACCGCTCGCACCGAAGGTGGGATATGAATGCTCTGTCGGTGTACGGATGCCATTCGCCGACATTCACGGCTCCTCCTTCGGCGCGGGAGCCTCTGCAACGCTGGCGATCTCCTTCAATTGCTCGGCAAATTCGCGCACGTTGTCCGCGATCATCATCGCGAAGTTCGCCACGTCAGCAGCCTCGCTCACGATCGTCTCCGGCGATTTGACCGCCGCGATAGCGCGCGTCAGTTCCGCCGTCTCTTGCCGCAGCCGCGCAAGCAACTGCGCGTGCGTCATGTCTGACCATCCGGTCTTGTGATCGTTGTCGCGTAACTCGCGCTCCATGCACTGCGCGAACCACAGCACCGTGTCGCTGAGACCGATCGTCTTACGTCTCATGCTTGCCCCTTCGGCGCGGGAGAGGGGAGAGCACGAAGCTCAGCTATCGCCGCTTCCCATCCCGCGAGCCATAGGACAGAATCGGACCGGTAGATCGCGAAAGCGAAGCGACGCTTACTGAGCGCCTTCATCAACGCCTCGACCGTGCGTCGCCGCTCGTCGGCGCGGACCTCGGTGGCGTAGCGCTCAAGCGACTCGATCAGCATTTGGCGACGACACCACGGGGCGTGCGGCGGATTCAGCTCCTTCGTCAGACAGCCGCAGGAGACGTAGGCCACTGCAATCTCTCGTGGCCCGATGTCGGGCGCCCGTTCCTCTGGCGTCGTCACGCTGGGACTCGCTTCAGTCAGCCCTTCGCCTCGGAGGCGAGCGACGCCACACGGTTCATCTCCAGACAAATCACGGTCTGACATTCCATGCTTCTGTCGTTACCGCCGTGCACGACCCCGTGATAACGCTCCAGCAGTTCCTTTAGCGCCTCCCGCAATCGCGTGACGGTGGCCGCTGCTCTGTTCCGCGCAGCTAGCGCGTCTCCCGCGTCAGACAACGCCCGCGCTAACTTCTCGCGGTCTTCGACGATCTCTTCGTCAAGCGCTTCACGACGACGTACTTCCGCTTCCGCTCGTTCGGCTCGTTCCTCGGCGTCGCGGAGGGCGACGTCGATCTGTTCAGCTAGAGACTCGCGGTCAGCAGAATTCAGCACGACACGCCATGTCCCCGCGATCTCCGCTCCGGTCGTGGTCACGACTTCCTCTTCGCCGCGCGCACGAGTTCCAGCGTCCTTTTTCTGATCGCTGTGAGAACGCGCGCGGCCTCGGCAACGTCATCGTTGCTCACGGCGCTTGTAAAGTCGCAGCACTCAGCCTGTAGCCAGCGCTCGCACACGATCTCAGGACGCAGGTGAAGAAGCTTCCCGACCTCGCTCATCGCACATGTGTCGTGGCTCGCGACAAGCTTCTTTTCTCGGGAGGTAAACCCTCCGCGCGCTTTTGCTTTGATGCATCGCTGTAACCAAGTCATGCGGGCTCCTCCGTGGGGCGGGACGCGGCCAGCAAGGGTTCGCACTTGTTGCAGTTGAACGGCACGGGCGCGTGATAGCCGTCGCGAATCAGCACGTCACGGAATGCGTCCCGCTCTCGCTCCACGCGGGCGAGCTCGGCGAGGAGATCGCCGACTTCGCGGGCGACGAGAAACGGGTCTTCTTCCATCGGCAGAGCCGATGCGTTAAAAGCTTCTCGGCGCTGATCTTGTCGCTTCGTGATCTCCGCGCGTCGTTCCGGCGTCATCGCGCCCCTTTAGCGTCTTCGGCGAGGTTCGTCGCCCTTGCCGTTGGTCGCGACGACGAGCCAACCCGCGCGCTTCCGTCCCGGCGCTGGCTTGAATCCGAGATACTTGTGTCGGCCGGAGACGCCGAAGATGCCGAGGTCTCCGAGGGTGATCGAAGACCCGTGCTCGATCGGAATGAACTTCACCGTGCGCTTGATTGCCATGCGTTCCTCTCTTTCATCGCGCCCCCTTGGGAGTCGTCGGAGGCGTCGCCGCCAGAAAGCGAATCGGTGTCCAGTCGCACGTCCGGCTCTCTGCCTCCGCTCCGAACAGGAATTCGCAACGCGGAAACCAATCACAGTCGCCGCACGTCATCCCGTCAGGCAACGTCGCGTCGTCCTGTTTCTCGTCGCGCAGCGACGGACCCGGACGGCGGGTCACTTCGGCACCTGATCGCATCCGTTCAGCGCCTTGCGGATTCTGGCGCGCACCTCGGCATGCACCACGGGTTGATCGCGCAGATAGAGCGCCGCTTCCAGCGCCGTCATGCTCAGCGTCACGCGATGTTCCGGCTCGGGGCCGTCATCGTCCACGTGTCGTGACTTCATGCCCTACCCCTCCGTCCGGGCGCGCCGGAAGATGTCCGTGCGTTCCGTAACGAGAACTGAGGTGTACCGGACGCTGTCTCTGAATCCGAGCCACCGCGCCACGTCACCGAGCGACCTGTCAGCGATGCTGCTTGATTCGGGGTCATACGGCTCGTAGTAGCCTGCGTACACGGTGAACTTCGCGCCGCGCAACCGCGCGACCATCGCGGCCGGTCAGTAGTGGCGTCCCTTGCCCCATGAGTCCTCGGCGAACCACGTCGCCTTCATCGCCGCCCGCTTCTCTTTGTCGGTCAGCATCACTCCTCCGTCCGGTGGAACCGGTGGAACCCCTCGCGGATTCGCTCCTCGATCTTCCGTCGCGTCGTCTTGTACTTCCGCGCCAACGCCAGGAACGTCTTGCCGGATTGGAACTCGCGGAGCAGCACGCGCGTTGTGACGCGGATCACGCGCTTCGGAATCTTGCAGCCCGTTCCCGGTCGGCACCAGAACGGCACGTGATCGTAGAACACCTGCACCGTCAGGTTCTTCGCCGGCCGACGCTTGTAGCAGCAACTCGTCGGAAGCAATCGACCCGGTTTGTACCGGGTCCAATGGCGCTCGTCCTTCCAGCCGCCGGGCACCGGAATGTTGAGCGTTGTGACGAACCGCGTGGCCGGTTGATGCGGTCGCGTGTAGACGTGCAACGCGCTCATGTCGAGTCCGTCCGGTGGACCCCGCCACCACGGGCGAGCGCGGCCTGTACGTCCTCTACGCTTGTCGCCAAGATCGCGATCCCGCCCGCGCGCGTTACGTTTGCCAAGAACGCGATCTGTTCCGGCGTCGGCTGCTTACCGGGGCGCTTCACCTCGATCGCGAGGAAGCGGGCGTTCTCTGCTCCGGAGCATGTGCAGCGCCCACCACTCGCCGCAGTCGCGCACATGCCACAGGAAACCGTCACCGTGCGCCATCCGAGAATGTCACTCACGCCGCGCTTGCCGATCCGCACGAAGCGCTCTTTGCCTTTGTACGTCGCGCGGTAGGATGCGGTCCCGTTCTTCCACGCGACCACACCGGGCACGAGCTTGAGATACCCAAGGATCGCAGCCTGAATGACGGACTCACGCCGCGGTGTCGGCTTGCGCTTTCTCCCGAGCGCCGCGGCTTCCGCCTTGGTGATGTTCATGACTGCCGGAGTATTTCTATCGCGCGAGAATGGTCATTGCGCACGAGGTCGATGCAGCGGCGCACCGCCAGCGAGCGATTTGGGCCGAGGGTATTGAGCCACGCGAGTTGGTCGGGCGTGAGTTTCACCGAGGTCCGTGTCGAGGCTGGGCCAGCAACTTCCTCGGCGTGCTGATACTCGTAGTGCTTCTTGCGCCACCACGCTGGCTTCATCCCGTCATCAACCCGAGCGCGAGTAACACGAGCCCGCACGTGACTAGCCACGCGAACAGCTCCCCGAGAATCTTCACGCGGAAGCCGAGAGTCACGACGGAATCACCGCGCCCGGTGGGCACTGCTTCGTCAGCGCGTCCAGCAGCGCCGTGAGCGCGGACGGGTCCACGTGCGTTTCCGTCGCCTCGCCGCAGTGCTCGCGCCACAGCGTGCGCCAGTCGCCCTTCTTCATCCCGAGATAGCGCGCGGTCGCTTGGCACTTCGTCAGGAGCGCGGCGCGTTCTGCTTGCGCCGGTTCTGCTTCCTCCGACGGAGGTAGCGTTGATTCGCGTTTCAGAGTTTCTTGCGGCGCTTGACGTTCTGACTCACGCGCGGGCTCCTTACCAGCAGCCCACGCGGCGAGCTGCTTCCCTGCATTCTCGTCAATCGGGTGCGTCGTCGGGAATAGGTGGCGCACTTGATCCTGCAACTTGATCGGCTGCGGGATGCCAGGACGATCAGGCGTCAGCAGAAACGACGCCGTGAGTTCGTAGAGGATGTTCTTTTCCGCGACGGGGATCCAGTCAGAGAAGCCGCTCGCGATCCGCTTTGGTACGATCTCCATCTTTCCGTTCGCGCCACGCATCATCTCAACCTTTTGCTCGGCGCGGAACGCGAGGATGAGATGTGCGCGGACTTGCAGAAGTCGCTGCACCCACGCCTTGTGCGACATCTTCGGACGTACCCATGCCGCCATCGCGCACGTCTCGCGCTTCTTCCAGTCGTTCCCGGCCATGCGGTCTAACTCCTCCTCGTGCCAATCGAGGAGCCCGCCTTCGCCCGCGTGCTCGTGAGAACACGAGTCCACCACGATCACGGGATAGCCCGCGTCGTCAGCGGCCTTGATCGCTTCGGCGTAGGCGTCAGGTCGGAACGGCGGTTTCAGGTCTGCGTGATCGAACACGAAGCGATCCGCGTAATGCTTCCCGCGGCCTGCTTCTGTGTCGATGACCGCGAACGGTTTGCTTCCTGCGATTCCAGCGGCGAGACGGAACGCGGATAGGGTTTTCCCGCCGCCAGATGGGCCAACGACGCCAATGACGAGCCCGATGTTCTCGCGGATCGCGCGCCGGAACGTGATCGTCATACGTGGCTCCATCGGCGACCGGAAAGGATCTGCTGCACGGCAGAAACGGTAACGCCGTATTCACGAGCAATTGGGATCATGCATCCCTTGCGGTAGCGTGCGCCACCGGACGAGCGCGGAAGCGATGAAGCCAACCGCCGGATGCGAACCACAGCATCCTCGGTCAGTTTCGCTTGGCCGTTGCGGTCCCCGATGTTCGCGCGACCGAGCGCCCGCTTGTCGTATTCATTCTCGGCGCGCGTGGCCCACCGCAAGTTTTCTGGCCGATTGTCTTGACGATCACCGTTGCGGTGCGCCGCGTCCATCCTCGGTTCAGGTGGTGCTCCGTGGAACGCCTCGCAGACTAGGCGATGCAGCCACAACGTGTGCCCGCGCCCCTCTCGCCACAGGCCGATCTTCAGATATCCTGACGGCTGTAGCGAGGGCCGCAGAGGATTCTCAAATCCCACGCGCCTGATTTGCCCGAGCGCATTCACTTCATACTCCGGCCACGATGGAATCGGTCGCCATTCCATTACAACGCCTCCACGCTGTCGTCTTGCGGCGGCTCCGGCATCGGAATCCCATGCCGCGCCTGCCACGCATAGATCGCGTACTCAGGAGGCTCCGCATACGCGATGCGCTGCGGGTACGCGGGCCACGTGTTCGCGCTCAGGCACTCCGACCAGAGCGCCAGCGAGCGGGTGAACTTCTCGTCGGCCCACGCCGTGAACGACGGCGCGAGCGAGACGAACGAACACGCGAAGGGCGCTTCGACTTCCTGCACGAGGAACACGACCGTGATGTCACGCGGCGCATAGAGCGCCTGCACGGCGCGCGTCACGAACGCGGCCTGCAGATCGTAGCCGCTCGACAGTAGCGGGCCGCGTGACCACGTGTTCGGTTCCGCGCTGGTCGCCGTGGTCTTGTAATCGACCACGATGCGCCGGTCATCGCTGAGCCAGTCGGGACGGCAGCGACACATTGCCGAGACGCCCGGTTGGATAGGTTCTCCCCACACGAGCGTTTGCTCGACCTCGCCAGTCGCCATGTCAGGGAGTTCGCTCGTGGCCCACGCCGCGTAAGCGACCTCGACCATCGTGCGAGCTGCGGCCAGCTTGTGTGACAGCACGGGGAGCATGCCAGCGGATCTCGCGGCCTCCCGCGCTTCCTTCGCTGCCTTCGTGCGCCAGTCGTCCGCGAGCACTTCCACGATGCGCGAGGAGTCGCGCTCGAGCAGCAGTGCGTGGGCAATCGTGCCGATCTCTGCGGCTTCGTTCGTCTCCGGCGCCCACGCGGGATTGAGGCGCGGGTGACGATGCCACGCATGCGCAGGTGACTTCGTGAGCAGGACGTGCGCGATGCTCGCTGACAGACTCGGCACGTCAAGCCCCACGTTGTCGGCGATGTAGTCGGCAAGGGAGGTCACGCCACGGGCTCCTTCGGCGCTTTCTTCCCCGCGCCCGCAGCCTTCGGCTTTCTCACGCGCTTCGTCTCCTGAATGGCCGCGACCTGAGCGTCGGCGAAGGCCAGCGCCGTGAGAATCAAGTCCTTGTCGAGCCCGGACGCCATGCCCTCCGCGGTCTTGTAGGCCCTCTGGATCGCGTTCAGTGCGTCAGCTTTCAAATCGTTCCTTCCTTTCCGAAGTCCGGTAGTCCGTCGCTCGCGTCCAATCGCGCCCACAGATGTAGGCACGTTGGCATGATGTTCACGTGACGCTCGCGTCGAGGAAACACCTGCACGGCTTGCACGTCGTCGCCGACGAAGACGCGCTTGACCTCGGCGAGATCGTCATAGCTCGGCACATACGCGCGCCGCGAGACGGAAACGTGAAGCCACCATCCGTCGCTCTCGTGCGCGCCCACCGTCACGACCACATGCCGCCCGTCGCGGTGGTCGTAGCAGCGCTGTCCAGCGAGTTCAGGGTGGCGGCGTAGCGTCTCGATCGGGATTGGATGTTCAATCCAGCCATTCGGCAACGCCATCGCATCACACCATGCGTTCGTGCGGCGCAGCGACTCCTGATACTCGGCCTCGCTGATGACGAGCGTCATGGTCCGTCCTTGCTGATCCGATCGGCCTCGGCGCTGGAGATCCAGGTCCCGGCGAACGGAATCGTCTTGGGGTTGCCGTCGGCGTCGGTGCCATGCAGGTAGTTCAGCACCATGTTGTCGACGCGGTTCAGCACCACGTCGTCGGTCTCGCGATGCGAAAAGGCGTGTGACTTGTCCTCGCGGAAGTGGAACCCGCGGCAGTCGCAATAGGTTCGCGCGCGTCCGTCACTGAGACACGTCCCGCCCTCGTGGTGAATCGCCGGATGGCCGCAGCAGCAGAGGAATCCTGCCGTCTGTCCGGCACTCATGACTTCGGCTCGTAGCCAGCGGGCCAGCACTGGTACTTGGCGGTCTCTCGCACGCGAGCCCATCCCCCACCGGGGTTATCGTTTTTCACCGACGAGAAATAAAGCGTCCACGGATCTAGCGTTCTGGTCTTGCCGTTGTCGCCGAAGTGTTGCTGACCATGTACGAGCGCTGCTTGCTGGCACGTCACGAGTTTTTCGTGCGCGCCGATCGCTTTGTAGCCTTGCGCACCGATAGACTGCGCGTCGCCGGTCTTCGACATCGACCCGAACACGATCATCTCTTGCCAGAGAATCCACGCACAGAGAAGCGTGCGGGCCGTCTGTCCGGTCATGACGCACGCTCCGGGTCGTATTCGGCAGCGAGGCGGCAAGCCTCGTAAATTTCGCGATAGTTGACCGGGAGATGATCGATGATTTTGACGGCGCTTTCCAGAATGACAAGGTGCGCTCTCAATTGGAACATCTGAATGCGTCGCGAGGCGATGCCGCGCAGCAGTTCATCAGCGCCGATCCGCTGCGCCGCCGCCTCTATGGGTTCTAAGTCTTCAGGCGCGGGGCCGACTTCAGCAGCGGAGTTCTGCGATCTGAGCGCGTCGGCCTCGACTTCGCGAGCTCGCGCAAGGGCATTGTCCTCGGGCCAGTCATGCATGATGCTAAGGTGTTCGGCAAGCTCCTCCACATCGGGAATATCGGCATCCGAACACTGCGGGCACCACAGGCTAACCTGAGGCGGTGTGTGCTGTCCGTGGTCGGTCATCGCGGCGTCTCCGTGATCGTGACCGTGTGGCCGGTCAGGCCGATGTGCTGCTGGAAGAAACCGAGGAAGTACATCCTCGCGCGTCCTTCGGTATCAAACCGCTCGCGCGACTCACCGCACTCGCACTTTCCCTCGAACAGGAACGCATCGGGATAATCAGCTTGCGTGATGGTCATCGGCTGTCCCTCCATGTGAGGGAGATTACCCATCATGGGGAAGGTTGTCAAGCCTTTTCCGAGGTGGCCATCAGGCGCTTACACTTCGGACACTTCACCGGCTTTGCGGTTCTGATGATCCATCGGTGATTGCAGTGACGGCACCGCTCCATCGCAAGGCGTAGCGCTCGGGCATTCGGCACAGTAAGAACTCCTTTCAGCAAGTCAACGAGTTTCCACGCATCGACCTTGGCCGGACCACGCCGCGCATTATGCGTCTGACACACTGGGACCACGAGATCAGGACGCAGATAGTCGCGGTGATCGTACATCGTGGCGAGATCCGGGCAGTCGGCGCAGATAACGCCAGAGGTTTTGAGACGCGGCAACTTTCCAGCATGGACCAGCTTCTCTGTGTAGGCGATGGCGCGGGCACGGAGATAGTAATAGATTGGCCCGCCGAGCATCGCGTGGTGATTGTCCTTCCACTTTCTATGCATCGGTCGGAGACTACCGCATCATGATAACCGTTGTCAACGGCGGCGTGACTGTGCTACCGTCGCCGCGGCAATGAAGCTCTGTCATCCGTGCGAGCTGATGCGCTGCGAACGCTGCGGGCGGCTCTCGTGGGCCGATCCGCACCACGGGATCAGGTGCGTGTTCTGTCGCATTCCGCTCGTGCTAAAGTAGCGGAGCCGGGTGATGGCGGCGGTCATCCGATGAGTCTCTGCGGCCTGCACCGCGGAGAGCCCGGCTCTACTTCAAGCCTTGCAGGAGGCTGAACCGTTGAGCGATCAAGGTACATGGTTCAAGCTCTGGATCTCCGCGCTCCACGATCCTGACCTCTCGAATCTCTCGCTCGAGGACTTCGCGCGCTGGGCGATCCTCGGGACCTACATCAAGGCGCACGGGACTGAGGGCAAACTCACCGTCCGGGCGCCGGCGCGCTCTCTCTGTGACCTGTTTCGTGTAACGGATCTCGCGTCGTTACGCGACGCGTTTCATCGCCTGCCGAACGTCGTTGAGGAGATGCAAAAGTGTAACGGTGAGGGTGAAACGATTCTGTCCGTTTCACTACGTAACTGGGCGAGATACCAAGGGGATTACAGTACGTACCGTGTGCGCAAATTCCGCGAAATGAAACGGTCTAAGAGGAGAGGAGAAGAGAAGAGAGGAGAAGAGACAAGAAAAGAAGTAACTACACTGTCGGGCGCGGGCGCCACGACCCCGAATGGACATAACCCGAACCGGGTGAAAGCCAGATCAATCCTGACCTGGCTCAACACGAAGGCCGGGCGGAATTTCCCCGCAAACGAGACCAACCTTCGCATGATCGAGGCCCGGCTGAAAGACGGCGCCGCGGACTGGCAGATGAAGGCCGTGATCTCGAAACGCGTGGACGCTTGGAAGGGCGATCCGAAGATGGCGCCGTACCTTCGTCCAAAAACGCTGTTCAATGCGACGAACTTCTCAAGCTACGTCGGCGAGCTGCCGAAACCGAGGGATGAATGAGCGACGACGCCGGCAACGACTGCCCCACGTGCGGCAAGCGGCTCAGTATCTTCGGCGACTGCACCGGCTGCGGCTGGAAGCCTCACGATCAGCTTCCCGAAGATCCGACGAAGCCCAAAGGCTGCATCGAATGCGCGCGGATTCGACGGCTGAACAACCGCGACGATGATTTCGTGATCGCGGCGCATTGTGATCGGTGCTCGACGCATTCGAATAGCACGAGCCCGTTCTACGACGATGGCGACGCGAGCGACCGCGGCATGCGGCTCTGTCCCTCGTGCTGGATTCCCGCGCTTGAGCGTCGGATGCACCTCGACCAGCGCGAGCACGGGCACCGCTGCGCCTGTGGCTCGACCGTGCGCGACCACATCCGCGAAGGCAAGGAACTCATGGCGCGGATCGAAGCGCGTGCGCTCCTGAGTCTCTGATCTCGTGCTAGGCTACGCGGCGGCAGGGCGGGGGTGAGGGCGGCGAGCGAAGCGAGGATTCTCCGGGAATTCACCACGTGCAGACTTATCCACACCCGATCTGACTGGCTCGCGCTCACATCTCGGAACTCCTCCACCAAGATTTTCCTTGACTCGTTCTTGACCAGCAGGCGTATTCTCGCGGGGGAGGGAAGGGAGGGGCGTGGCTGATACGCTCACACCTCGTCACGGTGTTGACGCTGTTCCGCCGAGAGATGCGCGTCTCGGCAATCTGCGTTTCGAAGACCTTCGCCAGATGGCGCTATCCGAGCTCGAATGGATCGCGCGGCACGCCAGCCGCGCCGCCACCCGCCTCAACGCGATCAAGGAAATCGTCGCGCGCACTGACCCGGTGCCGAAGGTCGTGAATGACGATCCCCAGCGCCCCATCGCCGTCGCCATCTTCCTCGCCCCAGCCGCAGCGCCTCGAGCTTTATCCGACACCAACGGTGTCGTCGTTCATCGAAGCGGTCAGAACGGGCACGAAGCGTGAGGTTGCCGCGTTCGGCGCCCGCGGCGATGGCAAGACCTGGGGCGCGCTCACCGCGATGATCGCGCACGCGCAGCAGCACCACGCGTCCGGTTTTCCTCTGCCAGTGAAATGGCTGGGCGCGACCGGCACCTTCGAAGGCCACAAGAGCAAGACGCACGATTCGCTGCAGGCTGCGGGCTGGCGTGGCTGCTGGACCCTCCACGACCAGGGCCATCAGGCGACGTTCGACATCAACGGGCAACGCTTGGTTGATCTCCGGCTCTTCGGCGTCGAAGACGAAAAGGGGATGGAACGGCTGCGCGCAGAAGCGCATTGCGTGTGGTTCGAAGAGGCGGCACCGGCCGAAGAGATCGGCTCGCGCGGCATGAGCGAGAATCACTGGGGCATGGCCATCACGTCCATGCGCTTGCCCTCGCACGCGAACGTGGCCATCGCCACGCAGAACTATCCCGACGAAGAGCACTGGACGTGGCAGCGCTGGCACGAGCGCGAGCATCCGGGCTCCCTCATGTTCGAAATTCCGCCCGGCGAGCGCGCAACGGCCGAGCAACGGTCATCGTGGGCGGAAGCGATCAAAGATCCCGTCATGCGCAAGCGACTCATCGACGGCAAGCCGGGCACGATTGTGCCGGGGCGACCCGTCGCGCACGGGTTCAACGAAGCGGTGCACGTCAGCCGCGTGCCGCTGCATCCGCGTCCAGGCGGGCAGCTCTGGCTCGGACAAGATGGCGGGCTCATGCCTGCGACGGTGATCGGTCAGCGATCGGGAGGCCGGATCGAAATCCTCGCAGGCATGACCTCGCACCACGCGGGCATCCGGCAGCACTTCAAGTACGTGCTCATCCCGTGGCTCGGCGAGCACGCGCCGTGGATCCTCGAGATCGACCGGCCGAATACCCTGCTGCACGTTTGCTACGACGAAACGATGGACACCGACTCGCAGGCCGACTCCGAGACGAATCCGCTCCAGGTCATGCACCAGTTGCTCCCAGGGATTTATCGCCCCGGCCAGAACAACCCGTGGTCGTGGCGTCGTGATCCGCTGCTCGCAGCGCTGAGTTCGATGGACGACGGCGTGCCGATGGTCGTCGTGGACCGAAGCTGCAAGCAGCTCATCCGCGCATGGAACGGGATGTGGCACTACGCGATCACGAGCGTCGGCGACGTGCGCAAGGAAGAGCCGAAGAAGCCATATGCGCCGTGGGCCGACCTCGGGGATGCCTCGGCGTACCTCATCGCGGACATGGCGCCGACGCGCGGGATGCGCACGCGAGGCCCGAAGAAACCGGCGACGCTCGCCTTCGACCCCTACGCCTACGACCGCACGCCGCAGCGCCGCCCGGCGACGATCGAGTTCACGCCGTGAGCCTCTTCCGCGGCGACGTGTTCGATCCGCCGATTCCGCCACCGCGCAAGCACGCGACGCCGGGCGCCGAGATCAGCGGCTTCTTCGTCGCCATCGTCGTCATGTTCGGACTCGCGGCCGATGTCGCGCTCTGCGTGCTCGCGTTCAAACTCCTGCGGCACTACCTCGGAGGTGGTGACTGATGCGTCGATGGCTCCTCGCGCTCCTGCTGCTTCTGCTGCCTGCCGTCGCCTCGGCGCAGACGACGTTCACGCTGAGCGTCGCGTCCACGAACTGCGAATTCGCGCTCTCGTGCGCGGGCATCTCGACCACGAACGCGCCGAACGGCACGATCCAGATCAGCGCGAACGCCTCGGGCAACACGATCAGCTTCGAGACGAGCACGAACGGGAGCACGTGGGTCGCGATCAGCGTCACGCCGGTCGCCTCCACGACCACGGTGACCAGCACGACCGGGACCGGCGTGTGGACGTTCCAGGCGCAGCCGCTGTTCCGTGCGCGGCTGTCCACGCTCGCAGGCGGGACCACGACGGTCACGCTTATCAGCACGAGCGCGCGGATGGGCGGCTCCGGCAGTGGCGCGGGCCTCTCGCCGCCACTGACGACGGACGGCACGAACCTGACGAACACAGGGCAGTATCTCGGCCCCGCAGGCGCCGTCGGCACGCCCACCTTCGCCGACGTGAACGAACCCACGAAGAAGGGCTGGTGGTTCAGCGGGACCGGCACCTCTGGGCGCATTCGCTCGGCGATCAACGGCGTGAGCTACGTCGACATCACGCAGAACGGCATCGAGATGGCCGCAAGCAATCTCGGCGTGCTCTGGTCGGGCACGGCGTCCGATCCGACCGCCGCGAAGGTACTGCGCGCGTACATGGCGAGCAACGGCGTGCTCACGCTCGACAACGCCGCGGGCGGCGCTGGGACGCTCAAGGTCGTCGGCATGGCCCAAGTCGGCGGGACAACGGCCTTGACGCTGACACAGGGCGCATTCGGGTTCACGGCGATCACGGCGTCTGCCTCTGCGCCGGGTGCGTCGGGTGGCAAGCTGGAGCTCGTCTGCGGCACGAATCCGGGCACAGCGAAGTTGATCATCTACGCGGGCACGAGCGGGACAGCCGTCCCGGTGACGGACAACATCGGCGCGGGGGTCACGGGATGCTGAGTCGTTTCGCGCTCATCGCGCTGTTGCTCCTCGGCGCCGGATGGCCTCCCTCGAACTGGCTGAGCGGTACGCCGACCATCGGGGCGTGTGGAACCGGCTCGCCGACCGTAACCGCTGGTAGCACCAACGGGTCAGGCTCGGTCACGACCGGCACCGTAACGACCTCGTGCTCGATCAACTTCTCCGCAACGCTCGCCGCGCCGCCGACCTGTGTGGTGTCAAGCTCCTCGAGCGCGATCGGGCTCGGCTGGTCAACGTCAACCTCCGCGCTGACCGTCGTGCTCTCCGCAAGTCTCGGCGGCGGGAAGATCAGCTACCTGTGCTGGTAAGGTTCGCGTTCGTCCTCGCGCTCCTGCTTCTGCCGTTCGCCGCCGAGGCGCAGATGTCCTTCACTCGCCTCGATGACGGCCTCGGGCACACGTGCAGGGAGTGGCTGGCTACTGACCCGGACGGTATCATCCGCGCCCACGTCTTCTGTAACGTGCCGACGATCTATCACGGCACCGGCCAGTCGCAGGCAATCGTCTTCGATCCTTACGTGTGCTTCGGCGGCCAGTACGCCGACTGCAACAAGCGCCGCGTGACGATCAACGAGTATCAGGCGGAAGACTTCGCGATCATCGGCACGAACGGCGCGCACGCCATGATGTTTCTTGCGAGTCCAATCGGCGCGACGGGCCATGAGAAAAACAAGGCCATCAAGTTCGCCGAGAACTACGATCCCGTCACGGGGTCGAAGACCTACGTCGCGGGCGTCTTTGTCAACTGGTGTTCGGCCGATCAAGGCGGCTGCGACCAGTATCCTCTCGGCCTGCCGTCGAACACGCTCGCGCTGTTCAACTACTGGCTCGCGAAGGCGTATGGGATCTTCGATCCGGCCACGAATATCCCGATCTGCGGGCTCGGGACGATCCCGTGCTGACCGGCCCCTACGCGTTCTTCCGCGTGAATCGCTACTACAGCATGGAGCGCCACATGATGCGCTGGCTCTGCCGCAACGTCCTCGGCCACGACTGGCACGAGGGCGAGTGTCGGCGCTGCACGGACACGCTGTGGTGAGCGCGTTTGATCGGCGCATCCGCGCGTTCTTTTGTCAGCACGCGATCTATTCGTCGTGTCCGTGGTTCAGCGTCGAGACGCGCTCCGGCTTCGACTCGAAGGGCCGTCCTGGCTGGACGACGATCATCTCGATCGGGCCGTGGGAAGTCTCATCCTTCCGGCGCGAGCCGACGCGAAGGATCGGTAGAGCCGCCGCCGAGCGCCTGATCGAGGTGGACGCGTGAAGATCGTCTGGATTCTCCTCATGCTCCTGATGTTCGCCTCGCTCGCGTGGGCGGTGGGCGGCGCTGAGACACCGGACCTTCGCCTGATCGTGGCGCAGCAGGAGACGCGCATGTGCCGCGAGTATCAGGACCAGATGGTGAACGCGCTGGCCCGTGCGCGGCTGCAGATGGATCTGATGGCCGAGCGCATCAAGCTGCTCGAGACCAAGCCGCTGGCCGCGCCCGCTCCGGTGACGCCGTGAACGGCATCGAGTCGCACCGGATGCAGACCGTGCGCGAGCTCCGGCGCATCGTGCTGACCACGTGTCCGCGCTGCGGCGTGCTCGGGCCACGCGCGCTTCTACGGCGACACCTCATGACCGATCACGCGCTCACGGACTGGCAGGCGGCGCAGGCCGCGCGCGAGAGGGCGTGATGCCGCTCGCCAGTGGCGGCAAGTATCGCTATGCTCCGGGCGGGAAGGTGCGCCTGCATTTCAACCGCACGGGTAAGGTCGATGAAGCGAAGAACATGAAAACCGGCAAGACGCACACGCCGTCGGAATTCGCGGCCGACCGCAAGAAGCACGCGAAGAAAGGCACGCTCCTCCATGGCGGAAAATAAGCCGTTCGATCCCAACGAGAAGATCCCCGGCGTGAACACGAACTATCGCCACACGCGCGACCACATCGAGGACTGCGAGGCCGGTGACGGGCATCTCGTGCAGCCGACGGTGTGGCCGCCCACGTCGAGCGACGGGAGCATGGGGCTCCAGTGCGTGATCTGCAAGTGCCACGTGGTCGTGTACGCGGACGAGGCGAAGCACTCCGGCATCCGCATCGACCTCAGCAAGACGCGCAAGGTCGCGAAGGCGAGCTGATGCAAATCATCGAATCCAGCGACGGCACCATCCGACTGATCGAACTCGATCCCGCGAAACATCACGTGCTGATCGTGGACGAGGGCGCGACTGATCCGGAGAGCGTGAAATTGATCGACGGCGCAATCATCGTGAAGCGACCGGGCGCCAGCGTCGAGATCATCGAGGCCAACGCCTGATGGCCCTGACCTGGCGCGGTCACGCCGCGCGCGCCCACAACTACTTCGACGCTGGCGAAGGCATCTGCCAGAAGGCGAAGAACCTGCTCGTCATCGGTGCGGCGCTGAAGATCCTCGGCGCATCGCTGACGACGGTCATCATCGCGACGCCGTTCATCGGGCTCGCGTACGTGCTGGTTGGGATCGCGTGGATCCGCTGGGGCTGGTATCGCCAGATCAGCGAGACCGCGGTGATCGACACGTGGAATCCGGTGACGACGTACACGCTGCACGCGCTCGTGCGGCTGCTGATCGCGCAAGGGCAGAGCGCCAACGGCTTCGATCTCCGGCGCATCCCGCCCGAGTTGCAGGACACGCTGCTGAGCACGAGGAAAGAGAGGTGCATCGAGTGTGGTGCGCCTGCCGATATCCGCTACCAACTCCGGTGGTGCGAGTCCTGCGGGAAGCGCGACGTGCCACTCGCGGCGAGGTTCAAGTGAGCGGCGGCAGCGCTCCGTCCGCCCCGCCTCCCCCGCCGCCGCCTCCGCTGAAGTCCGACGCGGAGATTCAGGCCGAGACCGCGAAGGCGCGCGCGATCCAGGCCAAGCGCATGGGCCGCGCGGCCACGATCCTGACCGGCCAGCGCGCGAACGCCGAGACGCTCGGCTCTCCCGGCAGCGGCCAAGGGATGCAGAACACGATGCTCGGAGGTACGTAGTGCACGCGGCCGAAGATCCGATCGAGGTCACGCGGGAGCGGATATGGGTCTCCGGTCTTGGCTCTGCTGACGCCTGGATCGCGACCTCACGGCGGCACCGTGATCCGCAAACTCTGAAGCCGACCCGATTCGTTCGCGAGCCGTGCGTTCCCGATACCGACGAGCATTACGCGGCGTTCCTCGAACACGCGCGAGCGATTCTTGGCTGAATCCGCGTCGCAGATCCTCAAGCGGTGGACCGAGCTCGTGAACGAGCGTCGGTACTACGAGGCGCTCTGGCAGGACATCAGCGAGTTCGTCATCCCGTACAAGTCCACGATCCTGCGCAAGCTCTCGCCGGGCACGAAAAAGACCGCGCGCCTGTTCGACGCGACCGCCATCCACTCCGCGCAATTGCTCGCCGCGTCCCTGCACGGCACGCTCACGCCGACCACGCAGCCGTGGCTCTCGCTCAAGGTGCGGCAAGAGGAACTGAACGAGATCAAGGCCGTGCGCGACTGGTTCGAAGACTGCGCGCGCCGGATGCACCTCGCGCTCAGGCAATCGAACTTCGCCACGAGCGTCCACGAGATGTACCTCGACCTCGTGGGACCGAGCGCGACGGGCTGCCTGTTCGTGGAGGAAAAGGACCCAACGGCCACTGGCGCGTTTCGCGGTCTCCGCTTCCGCGCGCATTCGCCCGGTGAGTACGCGATTGCCGAAGACGCGGACGGGCTCGCGGATACGCTGTTCCGCTCGCTCAAGATGCCGGTGCGTGCCATCGTGCAGAAGTGGCCGACGACGGTGACCGACCGCATCGAGCAGGAAGCGAGGACCAAACCCGACGCACGGCGGGAAGTCGTGCACGCGATCTATCCGCGCACGGACTACAACGTCAAGGCCCGTGGCGGCCGCAACATGCCGTGGGCGTCCTGCTACGTGCTCGTGGACGAGAAGAAGAAACTGGACGAGGGCGGGTATCAGGAATTCCCGTTCATGGTCCCGCGGTGGGCGAAGAACTCCGACGAGATCTACGGCAGCGGGCCGAGCCACACCGCCTATCCCGACGTGAAGAGCCTGAACGCGGCCAAGGAATTCGTCCTCAAGGCGGCGCCGCTGGCGATGCAGCCGCCCACGGTAGAGCGCGACGGCTCGCTCGAAGGCGACCCCGACCTGACGCCGGGCGGGCGCAACGTCGTCAACGGCAGCGGGCCGCTCGCCGATCACTTCGGTTTCATGGACACGAAGAATCGGCCGGACCTCTCGCAGCTCGTGCTGAACGATCTTCAGCAGGGCGTGCGGCGCATGTACTACACCGACCAGTTGCAGCTTCAGGAGTCGCCGCAGATGACGGCGACCGAAGTGCAGGTCCGCTACGAACTCATGCAGCGGCTCCTCGGTCCCTCGCTCTCGCGCCAGGAATCGGAATTCCTCAATCCGCTGGTGGCGCGCGTCTTCGCGATCATGGCCCGTGCGCGGGCGTTCCTTCCCGCACCGATGGAACTCGTGCAAGCGATGCGGATCGAGAACGCGGACGCGCCGGATATCGACGTGGAGTACGAAGGCCCGATGGCGCGGGCGCAGCGGACGATCGAGTTGACTGCGCAGGAGCGCGTGACTGGCTTCGTCGCGCAGGTGGCGCAGGCCAAGAGTCAATTCCCGACGCAAGAGTGGGACGTGCTCGACACCGACCAGATGATTCGCGACCGCGCGGAGATCACGGGCCTGTCGAGCAAGTCCGTGCGCGATGACGACGCGGTGAAGGGCATTCGTGAGGACCGCAAGCAGCAGGAAGCCGAGAAGGCCAAGCTGCAGCAGATGGAGCAGATGGCGACGATGGCGGGCAAGGCCGCGCCCGCGCTGAAGGCCATTCAGGGCGCGCAGCAGCCGCAGGGAGCCGCGGCGTGATTACGACTCCGTGCAAGGAATGCGGTGCGCCGATCGACATCACGCGGATGCTCTCGTCGCGCTGGTGGGATCTGCGATGGCTGAGCCAGTCGCTGCACGTGTGCGAGCGGCGGTCGGTGTGTCGATGAACGCCTGCCCGATGATCTGGGCGGGCGCACAGCATCAGGACGTGGCGCCAGAGTACATGGGACCGCAGCGGTTCAACGAGATACCAGAGCGCGGTGCCGTCGCCGAGCGAGAAGACTGCGGTATCGAGGGCCACGTGAAGCTGGAGCCATGTCCGATCGCGTAACCGAGATCATCGCGTCCTATCCCGGCACCGAGCGCGCGGACAAGGTGTGTGCGGCGGTGCGCGGGCTCGCGGAACAGACGACGTATGCGCGCATTATCCTGTGCGAACTCGCGTGGGAGATCCGCGAGCGCGCGTACTGGACGGTCGTGCGCCGTGCGGATGGCAGCGCGTATGCCGACTACTACGACCTCATGCGCGACGTGCTCGGGCGTGACCTGAAAAAGTCGGCGCTGGACAATCTCTCGCAACTCGGGCACGCGCTGATCGACTGGCCGCCGACTTCTCGGGAATGGGCGCGGCAGCAACTCGTAGCGCTCGGCTGGTCCCGCGCGCGGCATTTCGTGACGCCGCTGAAGCAGCAGCGCGGCGATTGCCGGGCGCTGATCCTCACGGCGGCCCACGTGAAGGATCTTCCGACGTGGCGACAGGCCACGCGCTACATCGCGCGCACGTTCGGCACGCAGCGCCAGGGCGGTAAGCATACGGTGGCCGCGTGTCCGACGTGCGGGCGCGTGCTCCGCAATCGCCGTCTGCGAATTCAGCGACCGGCTGGCGAAGTCGCCGAGCGGCTGCTGAAGGAAGTGACGGCGTGAACGACGACCAGCGCCAGCGCGCCGAAGCCTTCGCGTCCATCGGAGCCACCGAGCGCGAAGTCATCACGGATGCGCTGCTCGACCACGTGAACAGCCTGAACCTAGAAGACCGCCGCGGCGCGACGATGATCGTGCACTACTTCATGCGGCAATGCCGCGCGTTGAAACGGGCGAGAACGAGGACACCCAAGGATGGCTGAGATCACGCTCGATGTGTACGGCACGCCGTATACACGTGAATCGGCCAAGGCGTTCGGCACCGGCGTATTCATTGGAGCCTATGCCCTCATCGGGCAATGTTCAGCGCGCTGTCATCGGTTCCTTGAGGTTGCCGAAACCGACGCCGAGGCGTTCGACCACCAAGAGGAATATCTCGAAAGCCTCTTGGCGGCATTCCATCGTCATCACCCGGAGAATCTGAATGGCTGAACCGGAAACCGCTGTAATCGACACACCACCTGCCGACGACTGGCGCACGAGCCTGCCGGAAGACCTCCGTGCGGACAAGACGCTGGCGACGATCAAAGACATTCCGTCGCTCGCGAAGATGCTCGTGGAGTCGCAGAAGCTCATCGGCTCCTCCATTCGCCTGCCGAACAAGGACGCGAAGCCCGACGAGCTCACGAAGTGGAAGACGGACGTGCTCGGCAAGCTGCGCACGGTGCCCGGCTTCGACACGTACCCGGAGTCACCGGACAAGTACCAGATCACGCGCCCCGAGATCGCGGCGTCAGGCTGGAATGCCGAAGCGGAAACCGCGTTCCTCACGGAGATGCACAAGGTCGGGGCGACGGGGCCGGTGGTGCAGGCCGCGCTGAACTTCTACGGCAAACTCGAGGCCGAACGCCTCGGCGCGGCGCAGCGTGAAGCGCAAGCGGTCGAGGCGGCGCTGCGGCAGGAGTGGGGGCCAAACTACGCCGCGCACCTCGGACGCGCCAACCGCGCGATCTCGGAATTCGGCGGCGAGGGACTGGTCGATCTCTTCCGCGAGAACGGCATGGGCCGTCACCCGGTCGTGGTCAAGGCGTTCGCCGCGATCGGCAACGCGCTGGTGGAACACGGCGCGATTGCGCCTGACGGCAACCAAGGCATGAGCGCCGACGAAGCGCAGGAGAAGCTGCGCACGATCCGGAGCGACAAGACGCATCCGTTCAACGATCCGAACTCGCCGCATCATTCGGCAGCGCTCGATGAAGTGCTGGCGCTCACGCGGATCGCGCGACAGGCCGCGTAGAAAGGAGACACGATGGCCGAGATTCAGCGCCGGTTTTACGCGGCAATCTACGGCAACAACGCCGTGCAACTCTCGCCCGAAGTCGGCTCGGAGACGTACCCGAACGATCTCGGGATCACGCAGATCAACATCGTGACGAGTGCGACCACGCCGCCCACGTCGTTCTGGAACGCGTCGGGTTCGTGCGGGCGCTACAACGTCATCATCCAGAAGATCAGCTAAGCGCTGATCGCCGGTAGCACAGCGCCGGGGAGTCCGCGAGGATCCGGCGGCGTCGGGGGATAGACCCGGCGATAGGAGCCCGCGCGTAAGGCGGGCGAGGGGCGTCCAGGTTGGCTGGGCAGCGTCCCGCGAAGTCAGTCACCGCACTGATTCTCGTGGGAGATGCACATGGCCTGGACGGTCGATGTCAATTTCGTCAACGCGTACACCGATACCCTCGTTCACCTGTTCTCCGAAGACCCGCAGCAAGTCCGCAACGCCGTCCGTCTCAAGACCGGCGTCGTCGGCAAGACGCTCGCCTTCGACCGCCTCGGCGGCGTCAACATGGAGCCCGTCAACTCGCGGCACGCCGACACGCCGCTCACGCCGCTGACGCAGACGCGCCGGCGCGCCAACCTCGCCGACTGGGCGACCGCCGAGCTGATCGACAAGCTCGATGAAGTGAAGATGCTGATCGCGCCGCAGAACGACTACACGCGGCGCTTCGTGGAGGCGTATCACCGCCGCGTCGCCCGCACGGTTTTGAACGCGGCGACCGGCACCGCCAGCGCCGTGGGCAACGACGACACGGTGACCTCCGTCTCGCTGCCGTCCTCGCAGGCCATCGCCAACGGCGGCACCGGCTTCACGGTCGCGAAGGTGCGGCAGACGAATCGCATCATGGACAACGCAGGCGTCCCGCACGACGGCAATCGCTGGTGGGCCGTCAGCGCCTACGCGATCGAGGATCTGCTCGCGGACTCCCAGGTCACGTCCTCGGACTTCTCGACCCTCAACGCGCTGATGAACGGCGGCATCCCGATGGGCTCGTCGTGGATGGGCTTCCGCTGGATCGTCATCAGCGACGCCGATCCGGACAGCGGCAGCGCGTCTGCGCCTGCCTCTCCGATCCTCAGCAAAAGCGGCAACATTCGCACCACGGTCGCGTGGCACAAGGAGGCGGTGGGTCTCGCCATCGCGAAGGATCTCTCCGTCGAGGTGGACCGCCGCCCCGACAAGATGAACGCGCAGCAGGTGCTCGTGCAGGTGTCACTCGGTGCCGTCCGCATCGAGGACACGGGCGTCGTCACCGTGGACCTGGACGAGTCGGTCTGATCGACGTGAACCTCCAGCCCGGCGATCTCAATCCTGCATGGGTAGATCAGGTGTCGCCGGTATCGCTCAGGGAGAACTAGATGCCTGTCAACAGTACGCAGTACGCGAACTACGCGGCCACGCCGC